GACCGAGCAGGGACAGCGGGATATCCTCGATGCACAAATCGCTAAATGGGAGTATGAGTTTTCGCGTGCCAACAAATATAAGCCACAAATCCAAGATATTTTAGACATGCTCTATAAACAACGGGACGCCAATCTTGAGATTAAAGATAGCTGGAAAGAAAATCTAGACGCCATGACCGCCGAGACCGAAGCGGCGATGGCAAATTACGAATTAAAGTTGGATGCAGAGCAGGCAATGCGAGAAGCACTGGCCCGGATTGCGGAGGAGGCGCGGCAGGAGCAGTTGCGGGCCGACCAGGAATTGGCTGATAGGCAACAACAGGTACAGCAGGCGGCGCTGGATTTTATGGTAGATATCTGGGGCCAGATAGATTCCATCAACAGCGCCCGGGCAAATCGGGAATTAGAGCAGATGCGCCGGCAGCATGATCTGGAGCTGGAAGGCTTTGAAGGAACCGAAGAAGAGAAGAAAGCACTGGCCGAGGATTTCCGCAAGGAAGAAGCGAACCTAGAGTATAAGGCAGCCTTGCAATCCTGGAAGTTTCAACTTGTGGGAGCCGTGGCAGCTGCAGCTAGGGCTATCATCGAGAGCATGAAACTTGGCTTTCCCTGGGCCATTCCCATGGTGGCGATGGCCACTATACAAAGCGGTATACAAATAGCTGCGCTCAGCGCTGCCAAACCTGTTCCGGCCTATGCCGAGGGCGTGGATATGATTGTACCTCCGGGCTATCCCAATGACTCCTATCTATTCCGCGCTGAATCCGGGGAGCATCTACAAGTCACGCCTGGGGGGGAGGGCAGAGAATCTCCTCCTATCCATATAATTGTGCAGCTGGGCAGTCATGTTCTCTATGACGATATCAATCGGGCTTCCGATAATGGCCTGATCAGGATAAATCCAAAGAGTATCAAACGATGATTATAATTTGGGATAACGAACTAGATAAATATAACCTCATCGTGAGCTCCGAGCAGGGCAATTTCCCTGCTTCCGGCTTGCAGAACATCCACCTGGTCAATAGCTGGCGCTCGAACTCACTTTTAGACCAGTATATCAAAATCGATGCCGGGGTGGGAAACACGATAACGGCGGACTGTGCGGTGATCGCTGCGCATAATTTGACCTCCGGGGCAACAATCAAGATTCAGGGAAACGATACGGATGCCTGGGGAGGTCCTCCCACACTGAATGAAACCATCACCTATAATGCTGACATCATGACCAAACTTTTCACCTCTGCGGCCCTTCGTTTCTGGCGATTTTTCTTCGATGATCCGGCCAATACCGATGGTTATATCGAGGTAGGCAGACTTTCATTTGGACCTCGTTTACAGATGCCGCCGGTGGCAAGTGGATTCGATATTCCGAAAAAGACGACCTCGAACAGAAACATTTCAATTACCGGTCAATCTTATGGCGACGTGGGCTACAAATATCGTTCCCCTGGGTTCAGCTTTCCTTTTATCAGCGATTCGGAGAAGGCCGCAATCGAGGCGATGTGGGAGGAGGTCGACCGGATAAAACCCGTTTTTCTCCTTATCTGGGAGGACTCCCTTGATATTGTCGGACCTATCTACTGCCTGATCGATCAGGATGAATTGTCCTGGAAGCGGGATACGGATAATCGGACATGGATTCTGGAAATCAATTTCTTGGAGGTATTCTAAATGGCGGGGTCACAGGTAACGGTAGCTCTTACACAGATCGAAAAACAACGGAAAAGTTTTCAGGGAATCAGCCTGACGAATTTTGATAACAACGCCGAGCCCAAAATCGGAGCCGGGTCAGTCGTGGAAATAGGCGATGCTCTCTTTGAATTCCCCGGCGATGAATCAATTACCGGATGGGCAGGGATCGGCAATAGTCAGAACGTTTATATCAAACTCGTGGTTGCTGGTGTTGCGGTGACAGCCGAATTTACCATCGTGGCTCCTACCTGGAGTACCGCCAAGCAAGGATTCTACGACGGGCTGGACCGGTACATCGGCGGGCTCTATAAGGATGCAGGCGGACTCTACACGAAGAAATATGTTTTCGGAAAATGGTTCGAGAATAATCTGAATATTAAGATCCGCGCTGATGGATCAATTGAGACTTTAGGTAATTTAATCATACAGGGAACTGCAGAGGTCATAGGCGGCATACGATTTGCGAATTCGGGTATTTATTTCCTAACAAAAGCCATGGAAATTGGCGACTGGAATATGGATTTTACAGAATATTTATATGTTGCACATGGTTTAACTTATGCAAAAATACTTAGAGTATCAGCAACAATTCGAGATGATGGAGATAATACACGATGCCCTATAAATCGTTATGATTCTCCTGCAAGTGTTGGTTTTGGAGGAGTTAGTATTGGTGGGGCAAATGTTGCTTTGTATAGATACACGGGGGGTGGTTTTGATAATGTAAATTATGATTCTACTCCGTATAATCGAGGTTGGATTTTTATTGATTATGTGCCATAGAAGGAATTTGAGAGAATGTCCGATTTGCAGACGCTGATAAATAAACCCGTCTCGAAGAAAATCCTCCTCTGCGAACTGGATATAGGACAGATTCAGGATTTCTGGACAAACTTCCGGGCCGGCGCCTGGTATGTCAATTTCAACAAAGTCTATCCCGATATTGATTCTTCATTCCTTACCGGAGTCTCGGCTCAGGACATTACCCGGATCGGCTCAGTCAAAGCCGGTGGCCAATCGCTCTCTGCCGTGAGCTCCAAAGAGGCGGTTCAAGAAAATGATTCATCTTTCTTTTTCGATGATCTGTTCAAGGCGCTTTACGTTCACTGCCCGGGCGGTGATGATCCGGCCATCTTCAATATGATGATAGGGGAGGCCTGGGGATTCGCCAATCATGCAGGCGTCTACAACAATTTCATATATGAAGGAAGGCTACTCTCCATTCCAGCGATTTCCAAGAGCAAGGATCCTCTCTTTTTTGGAGTAGTTTCGTTCGAGGGCGGAGAGGCATCGATCGACAATAGCGACGGGGCCTATGACCGTTTTGGAGAGGACAGGGACGTGTTCGGAAATTCTGCGCGGGCCCTGTTGGGATTTGATGACCTTCCCTATCCAGATTTCATTCCCTTGATGAGCGGATTCGTCGAGGATATGGTGGTCGGACCCATTCTCAAAGTGAATATCCAGGACAAGAGAAAGCAGCTCTCGCGTACGTTGCCTGTGAATAATTTCGATGCAGTGACTTATCCGGATATTAAAGACAAGAATGTCGGGAAAGGGATATCGATTGCCTATGGACCGATAAAGAATGCTCCCGTGATATGCACGAATGAAATGAAAGCGCCGGCGCCAGCAAATTACAATTTCAAGCTTCTTGATACGACCTTTCACTCGATAAAGGAGATTACCCAGGTACGGGTCAAGGGGGTCCCCAAGGCGACCTCGGCATCAGATCTTAATGCCGGCACTTTCTCCCTGGCGGCTGCCAATTATTCACCAGGCGATGAAGTCACCTGCGATTTCAAGGGGTATGTCGATGCTCTGGGAAACCTGATCGAAAACGGTCTCGATGTGACAGCGGACCTTCTCAAGAACTATTACAACGTCAATTTCAACAGCAACTTTTTCAATATGGCGCATTGGGACAGGTCCAGGGCCCGGAACATCAACCTTTTCCTGGACGAGGAGAAGGAGCTCATCGAGCTCATAGGTGAGATCGCCGCCTCCGTCCAGGGGGACTTCATCGTCGAGGACGACGGCCGATTCGCCTTCAGGATCTACAGCGCCGTGGCCGCCGCGGTGGCGACAATCACGGTTGACCAGCTCCTGGAGATACCCGAAATCAAATATGAGCCATCGGAGGTCCTCACATCCCTCACCGTTGGATACGCGAAAGATTGGGCCGAGGATGACTATTTGCTGCTCGTCGATAAGAGTCATGAGGATGCTATTTACGCGAAGTATAAAACAAAACTCTGGAAGAGATTCGACACTCTTCTGACGACGGCGGCTGACGCTCAAGACTGGGCGGACAGACAGCTCGAGCTCTCCGGCGATGTGAAGAAGATCTTTCCCCTTGTCACGAAACTCCAAGTGATCCAGAGGGAGATCGACGATATCATCTATGCCTTTGTGAACCGCCCGCAGAAAGAGATGCTCGGAAAGGTGAAGGCTGAAATAATCGGGATAGATAAAAACTGCGATGAAATGACCGTGAGACTGGATTGCCGGCTGATCGAGATCCTGGAAGAAATCTACATCGAGCACGAAGCCTACTACGGAGACACATACTATGGCGACAACTATTACGGCATCACGGAACTGAGGAGCGCTTAAATGCCTGCGAAAATGAATATCAGCCTTTCGGGCGATGTTTTCACGGATGAGCTGCATACGGATGTCGGGACGGCCGCCTTCCGGCTCAATCACGATTGGTTTATCGACCTGGTGATCAACGCGGCGGCCGGCGGTGGAGGGGTTAATCTCGCACTCGGCGTGGATTATACACTCAGCACCGAGGACACCAATCTCTCAGAGCGTGTGACTGACGAGCTGGGGATCAGCAAGCAGGTATGGGGCGGAATAACCATCATCAACGCGGTTTACCAAGCAGGGGATCTCTATTTTTCAGGAAAATATATCGCGGATTCAATCGAAGCAGAGGACGTCGCTCCTCCGAATGTGCTCGTCATCATCGGTGATGATTATGCGATGCTCGATAACGATGACTATGAAGAATACTGGTTCGATCCGGACGGCGCCAATAGGACATTTACTTACGCGGATCCGGCAGTTAATCCATATAGGAAGGCAAAGGTCCGGAACATCGGAGACGGCACTTATAAAATCACTCTGATACCTTTTGATACGGAAAAGCTGCTCGTCTATTCCGGCAACGAGAAATGGGAGCTGACGAGCTTCGAGCTTCTCCAGCAGGACGATTGGGCGGAATTTCAATCGGATGGCGCCGACTGGGCAAAATGCAATACCCCATATTGGCATAAGATATCCGATCCCACGGTAGATACCAAAGCAAGCAAAACCGCAGGATGGACGGCGGACCAGTTTACTCCCGGCGGCCTCGAAGTGACATTTTCCGAGGCGCCGATTGGCACAATTGCTATTCGCTCTGCAATTCAGGAGGCATCCACGCTATCGGCTGTATATTGGCGTAAAAGCGGAGATAGTAATATATCAAATACTCCCAACGCATCGTTAGAATACTCACATAGATTGTTGATTTCTGGAGGCGCCTTTCTGCAAGCGGAAATCTGGCTGAATAGTGCTCTGCAGGCGCAGTTCGCTGTTGTAAATGTCGATACTGATCTATTAGTTTATTATCCAATGGGGTACCTACAATGAAATACAGACTATTCACTGGCGGTTATGAATCTTTTCTCGATCATCGGGTGCCGGATAAATATCGGGATATTGTCATCGACGAGCTGCCTCAAGAGATAATCGATGCGGAAAAAGAAGCGATGAAGCCGAAGCCAAGTCTCGAAGATGAGCTTAGGGAACTGAAAGCGCGGATAGAGGCGCTGGAGCTGAAAAAATGAGAGGCAATCAGTATGATCGGATTTGCAAAGAACGGTTCGACGGAATCGAAATAGAAATAAGGGGTAATAGGGAAATCGTAAATAAGCTCCGGGAGAAGGTTTTCAACGGTTTCGGTGAGCAGATTGATGCGCTAAGGGCCATGGTTATCGGTTTGCGCGGCCTTGTCTATACCCTGATAGTCGCAATCGGATTCACTGCAGTCGGCCTCATAGTGGATATAATCATAAGGCTGAACAGGACTGTGCCTAAATGATCACGGAACTGCTATCGCTGTTCTGCTATTCAGGACCGGTCTGATCAGACCGCCGTAACCTCAGAGGAGGAAGGGGAACTATGTTCACCATAAATCTAAGCCGGGACGATGAGTATTCGCGGCAGACAGGAAATAAGCTGATTCCGCTTGAAGCCTGTAACGTGACATGCGGAATCATGTGGCTTAGGGATGGGAAAATTTCTTTCTGGTGTCCGAAATCCATGAAGCCGGAAGATTATCTGACGGCGATATTGCTCGGTGATGATGCCTGGAAGTTGTTCATCGAGATGGAAAGGGAAAAATATAATGCGGGCCTTTTGCCGCAGAATACCAGCATGATGCTCACCTGGGGTATAAACCGGCTGGTTGGACGTCCGGTGGACTGGTTCATCCAGAACGGCTCCCTCCGGCAGATGATCTGGTTTCTCTATAAGGGAAGCCCTCTGATTATGAGCGGATCCTTCACCTCTGCTGGGCACTTCGTATGTGTCGTTGGCTTCACGAGCCTGCAGCACGAAGGCGACTGGCATTCGGAAAAGGACATCAATCTGGACCTGATCGAGACTGTATGGGTGGACGATCCTTACGGGAATTATCATACCGACTATAAAGACCGAAACGGAAACAACGTCAGCTTCAACCTGGCCGACTTCGACAAACTGACGAACATCCCGAATGGCCAGAAGTGGATGCACGTAAACAGGGAGAAGATCAAGTGAATGTGGACGTGGCCGACATAATCAAATCCTTGAGTCAAGATCCGTCGTATGTGGTCCTCTTTGCGATGGCTGCCCTACTTTTCGGACTGGGAACCTTTCGGGTCAAATGGCTATCCGTCCAGGTGCCTCAAAGGATCATTCTAAACGCAGCCGGATTTATAACCCTGGTCGTCGGCCTGTTTATCGCAATTTTCGGCGGAGGATGTCCGAAGTGACTGACATTAAGTTTCTAAGACGATTCAATCTGCTGATTTTCACTATCCTATTTCTGATGGGGATTTTAGTCTTCTTTATTTATTATGATCGGCTCGAAGGCTATCTGAAGTTTGCCGGGATGGTTACGACAGTACTGATTCCCCTGGTTGTGGCCGGGGCTGCCGGATCGCCAGTTAAAAAGTTGATCGAGGGGAAGAATGGAAAATCTCCATCTGATACTCAAGGACTGACGGGATGAAAACATGGCACTGGTTTCTCGTTATAGGGATTTTAGTTGTAGGATTATTACTGGGAGGGTGGATTAATGCGAAGACTGATCTATTTGGTTTTCTTGGTTTTACTGGTGCTGCCGATCTACGGGCAGCAGGAGACAAAGTTAGAGGACTTGTTGATGCGGTTGAGGCAAGAGATCAGCTTTATGGAGAGCTGTCTGATCGTTATAAACGAACAGTTGATGAATACGAAAACAGCCTTAAGAGAGGCCGAGAACGAGCGGATGCTGATGCAGCAGAACTACGAAAATATGCAGAAAGCCTTGAACGACAGAATCGAAGCCTTAGAGATGGAATCGCGGCGAATATCAAAGGAGAAGAAGCTGTTACAGCAGGAATACGAGCGATTGAAAGAATCCGAGGGATTACCACAGGAATTGAGGAAAGCGTTCGACAATTACAGCAAGAAAGCGGAGACAGCAATTAAAGTCTGGCGGACGGCGGCTATCGTTATCCCGGCGGTCCTGGTCACGATCTATTTGATTATACGATAAGTTATTTTTTCTTCCTATACCGTCTTAGGAAATTATCAACCGCCTGGGCTTGACAAGATTTTTAAAATGGTATAAATTCTTCAGTGTATGATCCTGACGATCAATCGAAATATAACGGTCGCCTCCTCGGACTTATCTCCCTCGTCAGGATCATCTGTCCGGGGAGTGTGGCCGTTTTTTATGTCTATAACCGGTAATTCCGCTTGTGCGGTAAGCCGGGTTATCTATTTGTTTTTGTGCCGGGGGGCCCGTCCTCTCCCATGGGTACGGCCTTCCGGCACGTTTTGAGGGGGATAGGTGAGCGATAAGATAACAAAAATACCAGATCAGAAAGAGATAATCGCCATAGATAATCTTGAAACAATCAGACAGCTTATGGCTGTCGGAGAAGTTATAAATCGATACCAGCTATCTATCCCAGAAACGATTGAATTAACAAGAAAACGAGGCTATCTGATCATCCGTGCTGGAGAGTTATACGGAGGATTGGAGGAAGAAGCAGGACGACCTGAAAATAATTCGTTACCCAGAGTTACGAATAAACAACAGGCTGTCGAGGAAATCGGCAAAACTCGGAAGACTATCGCCAAATGGATGAAAATGTCCAAGAAACCTAGTCCTTATCAAACAGTTAACGATTATTGTAATCACCAATTGAATATCATAGAAGAGGCTACTATTGAAGGGCTCTATCATTATTTTAACGGCATTCTTGTTTCCAAACATACGGGGAATATCGAAAACTATACGCCTAAATATATTATCGATGCGGCACGAATTGTAATGGGATCGATAAATCTTGATCCTGCTTCCTGCGAATATGCTCAGCAAATAATCCGGGCCGATGAATACTTCACCGAAGATGATAATGGTCTTGAGCAAGAATGGTATGGGAATGTATTTCTTAATCCTCCATACAAGATGCCGCTAATCGAGCAATTTGTGGATAAATTGATCTCAGAACTACCACATCTTAAGGCGGCGATTTTATTGACAAATAACAATACGGATACTCAGTGGTTTCTAAAGGCAACTAAGGCAGCTCAACTGATTTGTTTTACAACGGGACGTATTGGATTTTACACAGAGGAAATAGATAAAACAGCACCGACAAACGGACAGACATTTTTTTATTATGGGGATAATGAAATAAAATTTAAGGAGATATTTGATGGGATCGGATGGATTGCCAGACACAATTTATAATCCAGAGAAATTTAAAGATGCTCAGTGGAATATATTATGTCCTCACTGTAATGAATACATAGGGTTTGATGGGGTTTTCCATTGGGGTTGGTTGATTGATCTGTTACCTAGGAAAATGTCTCCGATGGATTTTGATGGCGTTATAGAATCTCAGTTGCATTATTTAATAATGGAAACTAAGGGATTGCAAGTAGAAATACCTAAAGGACAGCTTTATACATTAGGCCGACTGAATAGGGCTAAAGATTTTGTAGTAATGCAAATATGGGGAAAGAATGAACCAGAACAGTTTACTTGGATAAAACGAGACGGAGAACCAAGTGGAATATATTTATATGACGTTAAAGCGGCTCGGGAATTTGTGAGAAAATGGGTTGAATATGCGGAACACGACATACCTAATGAGTGGATATAATGCCTAAACTATTCGAGCATTCATTCTACTACACATCTGATAGGGTAAAATAAACTGCAATATCGTAAAATAAATCAATAAAGTGCTTGTAATATAGTTTTTAAAGTAGTAAGGTTTAAGTATGATAAAGATTAAAAGCTACAAAATTCGTAAACAAGGGATGAGCGGTACATCGGTCGGATTGCCTAAAGTATGGCTGGATGACTTGAATCTCAAGCCTGGCGACAAGATCGACTTCTACCGGGACAAAGAGGATCGGCTGATTCTCACACCGAATAAAGCGAGTCAATCATGAGCGGTATCAAAGCCGTTTTGCTGACAGTTGCGTTGATCCTGGTAGTCGGTCTACTGATCGGCTTGATGACCGTTTTCGCTTCATTTCTAGCCGGAGTTTAGGAAAGTATGGAGAAAATATGGAGGATGATATGCCAGGATTAAAATTGAGAAACGAATATATAGATAATTTTCCGGGTTATGACAAAATTCCTAAGGCGGTTTTAGGGGCGATTGTTAGAAGCCTTGCATGTCAGATTGATCCCGATAACTGGCAAGAGGAATTCTATCAAGAATGGGAAGCACTCTTTACAAACAGAATAATTCCACAGAAGCCGATTAGATTCTGATTTGGGGTGTAAAAATGGAAGTTAATTTTAAATCTGAGGATCTTCAACTTTTTGCCGACGTGGTACGCAAAACGATAAAGGAAGAGCTCGATAAGGCTCTCAATTCCCCCACTCTCACCCGGATGCAAATCGCTAAAGAAATAGGTCGATCTCGAGAATGGCTGTCTAGGAATCCC